CGACCTAATAGATCACGAGCAGTTGATGATTTGTTTGCAAGTATAGCAACATTTACATTCTCATTAAATAAAACATAGTGTAAAAGATATGCAATAATAATTGTTGATTTACCAGACTGTCTAGGTAATTTACAAATTGTAAATCTATTATTATGAAAAGTATCTACCATTCTTTCTTGAAACTTATACATTTCAAATGGTACAAGACCTCTATCAATAGTAACAATGTTTATAAAATTTGTTATGAAATACTTTGGGTCATTGATACACTTCTCTAATTCTAAAATTTGATCTTCAGTAAATTCAGAGGGTGTAAATGCTTTTTTTAGATTAGGATTACCTAGATACTGTTCTCTAGGATTTAGATTCTCCGTCATTCTTTTTTGTTTTCTTTAATAGTTTTTGTAATTCATTAGTAGAACCAACATATAACGCATTAGTAACATTCTTAGGTGCGTTATTAGGAACTTCTTTCAATCTTTTTAATCTACTTTGTAGACCTAATAAATCTTGCGATACTTGACTTACTGTTTGAATTAATTGACCTGCAACTTCATATGTTCTAGGATGTTCACTTTCTTTTGCAAGTGCTAAAATACCATCTATCGCCTCACTACCTTGTTCAATTAATTTGTAAAGATTTGCTCTACCGTGTTCAAAATCATCTTGAGGATCTGCTGACTCTGGTATTACAGTAATCTCTTTAGGTTCTATTGTTTTAGGTGATAGTATCTGCTCAGCAGTAACATCTAAAATTTCATTTAATTTATCGTCAATTTTACTCATACTAATATTTATATTATGTGAAACTATTGATCTGTACCAGTAGATTCATCATAATTTTTATTATCATCAAAAAATTCTAGTGTCTCTGTATAACTATAATCATCATCATAGTCAGCACTTGTAGGGTTAGGTGTAATAGTGATTCTTTCTTTACGAGAAGGATTTTCAGTATTCATCTTATCGTATAAATCAGCAGATACTTTTCTAATTACAGCGCCTTTAGTAATAGGACCGTACAGATAAATTTTTGCAGTAAAAGATAATGTGTATATTATTCTTCTATTACTTGTAAAATCGCCATCATAAGTATCTTCATAATCAACACTATTCAAAACAATTGGTATATCTCTTTTGATATCCATAGTTTTATCTTCTATAAATGTTACCGTATAATCAGGTTGAAAGAACGGAAGTATCTGTTCTAATATTTGTAAAGAGTCATTTGAGTTAGCACAGAAACTATATAAATTTATATTTACATTATAAGGCACAGGTGCAAATTGTGTAAAAACATTTTTTGTATCTGTGGTTTTTGCAGTTTTAAATTTCTGCATTTTATTAATCTTACGACTGGGATCATAAGAGAACCCAGTCATTTCAAAAGACAATCGAGGTAGAGTGATTGCAACTTTTTCTTGATCGCCAGATCCTAATTGAGTTTGTTGTTGTAGTCTGGCTAAAAACTTTTCTCTTGGTGCATACATCAAAGGCACTCTTAAACTTGATACAACATTACCGTTAGAGTCGTGTCTTTTTATACCGATAGAATTAAATATCGTACCGAAAGCAATAATCGTATTTCGTATATGTTTATTATAAAAATATTGACCGAACATTTAAAAATCCTTTCTAAAATGAAAAATCACTTTCACCAAATGGGTTTCTTTCACTAAAGTCTAGTATATCGTCTGTACTAGAAGCAGTTGTTGTACCAGATGCTACTTCAAATTTATGCGATTGATCTACTGCTTGTACACTAGAAAGATCAGCAGGTGCAGACTCTAATAAGATATAACTTATATCACCTATATCAGATTCCATCAAAATTGAACCAGAAGTATCTGTTCCTGATTCTACAGTAATTTGATATGCCAATAAATTTGTTGAAAGTGCATCTTCAGTTTCATCTATCTCGGCAAGACCGGTAGATAACTCTTCAGATGAATATTCAAACTTAGTACATTTTAATTTATATACAGGTACATTTTGTATTTGATAAAAAGGTTGTTCATGTTCTACAAATTGTATTTCAAAAAAGGCATTAACAAGAGGAAACCAGATTAAATCACCTTCATTAGGTCTACTAGATTCAATTAAATTATTTTCTATTTCTAAAACTTTTTGCCATCTTGCTTTAGAAACTACAAGAGAAACATCATCTCTTAATTCTACACCAAACTTTCTTATAATTTCTTGTTCACCTTCAAACCCATCTTGATTTTCAACATACATTTCTATAGCATATGCTGCGGTAAATTTAGAAGAAGTATCTTCTCCTAATATAGTATCTTCGTTTACTAGTGTTCTAGGTAAATAATAAACATCTTGACCATAAATAGATAACTGCTCTATGATTAAATCTTCATAAAGACGCTGTTCGTTTGTATTACCGTGATCGAAATAAACATTAGTTGGCATTTTATCCTACCATATAACTGATAGGTGTCTCGAATGTTGATCTAATCTCTTCTTCTAGTCTTTGTTTTTCAGATAATGCTTGAGAGTAAATCTCAGCACCATTCATAGAAACTCCACCTAACATTGTTACACCTTGAAATTTTGATAAATTAGCACCCCATTGTTGCTTGATTAAAGCAGTTGTATATCTTTTTAAATACATATCATCATAAACATCTGTATATGAATCTGGGTCTAATTTTCTATAGCATTCTATAATTATGTATTCACCAGCAGCAACATCATTCTGCCAATCCATTCCTATATACAATCTATTATTATGCATATTGAAACTAATTGGTTTTTCTCCAATGAGAATATGATCTAGAAAATCTAAATGTCTCATTGTCATTTCATAGTGTAATATAGAGGTAGAGGAAAAATCATATAAATCGTTCAATCTCATTTGATATCTGATATCAAACATATTTAAATTTGATTTATCATTAAAGTTAAATATACCCATTACTGATAAAACAGATGATGGCATTACGATATAGTTTTGTTGATTTTTAAAAGTATTAGAAACAGAACCTTCAGTACCAGTGCCAACAGTTTCATCTGCTCTTGCCCTTGTAATATCTGCCTCTGTTATCTGATACTTCATATACATTCTTTCAACACCATCATAGTGATATTGAGAGAAATATTGTATCGCTTCGTCTATTCTATCATCAACCTGTTCATCATCTACATTTATTTCAATAACAGGTTTGCCTAATGCCCTGAGACAATATTCTTTTAGAGTTGCTTTTGAATTAGGAACTGCCATTTATTTTCCTTCTAGTTTATCTACTTTCGCTGATAACTCTTTTATTGCCTCAATTAATAAAGGAATTAACTTATCATACCATACTGTTATATATTTATCATCTATCGGCGCTTCAGTTACTACTTCAGGCAATACCTTTTGTACTTCCTGTGCAATTACTCCTACTTGTCGTTTATCGTTGTTATAACCTAAAGACTTCGCAGTTTCATTTTCTTCAAAGTAAACACCTCTTAATTCTTTTACTTTCATTAATGCATTATCTATCTCGCCAAGAACGGTCTTTAATCTTTCATCTGAGTAGAAAGCAGTAATATTATTTGTTGCTCTTATCTCACCTGCAGTACCAGAGGCGCCAGTACCGACACCTAGTGAACTTAATTGTGCGTCTGAGTTAGATTGAATACCACCACCAGGTCCTGTAGGTCCCGTGGGTCCTGTAGGTCCAGGTCCGCCTGTTGGTCCAGTAGGTCCTTCGCCTCCTGTAGGACCAGTAGGACCAGTAGGTCCTGTGGGTCCTGTAGGACCAGTAGGTCCAGTAGGTGCATCAAAGTCGGTTATAAACCATCTACTTTTACTTGCGTTAAATTGATACCGTACCCCACCGGCGGTAAATTCGTCACCATCTGAGGGCGAATTGGGGAAATCTATTGCTGCCATAATTTATGCTCCTGGGCTAAATATTGTTTTTAAAGTTGTGCCCGCTGAATTTTTTATTAAAAGGGTCACTTTGGATTTAAAATAATCAGATATTATTGTATCATCCGCTATTGTACCTGGAGACGCCTCGACCCATTGTGCTGAGTCTCCATCGTTGTAGTAAATAAATAAACTACCATCTTCTTCATCCCACCAAAGGTCACCATCATTTGCACTACTAGGGGCGTTAACTGTCGTACTAACACCACCGGCAGGTCCTGTAGGACCAGTAGGTCCGGTAGGTCCAGTGGGACCAGCAGGTCCTGTGCCTCCTGTAGGACCAGTAGGACCTTGAGAACCAGTAGGACCGGTAGGACCTTGAATAGATCCTCCACTTACAAAGGCACTACCATCCCATATGTGCAAACTATCATCTGCCTGTACTATATATGCGTCACCGTTTGATGGTGTTGGACTTGAAGGTAAAGCAGGAACATTTGCTACCTGACCTTTGAAGGTAACACCAGTACCAGCAGAACCTTGAGGACCGGTAGGACCAGTAGGTCCTGTGGGTCCAGTAGAACCGGTAGGTCCTGTAGGACCAGCAACTGTAGAGTCTGCCCCAGCAGCGCCAGTAGGTCCTGTAGGTCCTGTAGGTCCGGTAGGACCAGTAGGTCCAGTAGGACCATCAGGTATAGTAAATGCAAATACTTTTGCTGAGTCAGGTCCAGATGCTGTTACAGCAATCGGTGAACCTGTAGAAATTGTTGGTGTGCCAAAACCTGCAGCAGCGCCACTAGGACCAGCAGGTCCTGTAGGTCCAGTAGGACCAGCAACTGTTGAATCTGCACCTGTAGGTCCTGTAGGACCGGCAGGTCCAGTTGAACCTTGAGGACCAGTAGGACCAGTAGGTCCTGTAGGTCCAGTAGGACCAGCAACTGTTGAATCTGCACCGGCAGGACCAGTAGCACCATCAGGACCAGTAGGACCGGTAGGTCCAGTAGGTCCGGTAGGTCCCGTAGGTCCAGTAGGACCTTGAATAGAACCACCACTTACAAACTGAGAACCGTCCCACATATGAAAACTATCATTTTGTTGTACGATATAAGCATCACCATTTGAAGGTGTAGGACTTGAAGGTAGGTCACCTGTTGTTGCTACTTGACCTTTAAATGTTACACCAGAACCAGCAGAACCTGTAGGACCGGTAGGACCTTGTGATCCTGTAGGACCGGTAGGTCCAGTAGGACCGGCAGGACCGCCAGGTCCAGTGGGTCCTGTAGGTCCAGTAGGACCAGCAACTGTAGAGTCTGCACCTGTGGGACCGGTAGGTCCTGTAGGTCCAGTAGGACCAGCAACCGTTGAATCAGCACCAGTAGGTCCTGTAGGTCCGGTAGGACCAGTAGGTCCAGTGGGACCTGTGGGACCGTCAGGTATTGTAAATGCGAATACTTTTGCTGTATCAGGTCCAGATGATGTTACAGCAATAGGCGAACCTGTAGAAATTGTTGGTGTGCCGAAACCTGCGGCAGGTCCTGTAGGTCCAGTAGGACCAGCAACTGTTGAATCTGCACCTGTAGGTCCGGTGGGTCCTGTAGGTCCAGTAGGACCGGTAGGTCCTGTACCGCCATCATTACCATCACTACCTGCAGGTCCAGTAGGTCCTGTAGGTCCCGTGGGTCCTGTAGGTCCAACAAGCGCTGAATTTGCAATCGTTGCCTTTTTAATATTTCCTGAATCAGAGGTATCTGATAATAGAATTAAATCATCTGAAGCGACACTTGTAATTTCTGAATGTTCTGATATTACATCAATCTTTGCCTTACCTGTTACCCCATCAATAGTAAAACTTCTGGTTCGTGCCATTTATTCTTTTGCCTCCGTTGTAGTTAAGACAGCAGACCATCTATAAGTATGACCTGCTATGCCAGTTACTTTTACATAAATTGCGTCATTAGTTGCATCAGCACCAGCATCTGCTGATAAAGCAGTATTATCTTCAGCAAGTATAATCTCATACAAATTACCTACATCAGCAGTAGTTCCTGTATTATGATCAACCACACCTTTAAAATGATAACCTGCCCCAACACCGTCAGAGTCGGTTCTTCTTGCAACAATATCAACACTAAACATCACAGTTGAATTGTTTGCAACAGGCACTCTACTATTACTAACACCCCCTACAAATATTTCTGTTTCAGTAGCGTTAGTGGTTGTACCTGTTAAAATATATTGATTAGTAACAGCATTTGAAGTTGCACCTGCAGCGGCACTACCCAAGGTAATAATATCATCACTAGAATCTCTAATATAAATTTTCTTGTCAGCAGTATTTACTGCTATCTCACCAACAACTATATCACTTGTAGTTGGGACACTATTTGCCGTCTCACTTTTTTTTGGTTTTATTACTGTTGCCATTATTAACCTTAGTGTTTAATCTCGTTATCTCTTTTGTTAAATTTATATTCTGATCTTCTACTTCAGATAACTTTGCCTGTAATAAAATATTCTCACCCATAACACTTGTAAGTTTTTTTGAGTAAGCAGTCAGAACATAATTTATGTTTACTTCACCCGTTATTGTTTGAGCGTCATCATATTTTGCCATTGTATATTCACTTTCTTAATTATTAATATGTGCCTCCGTCAACATCAGCGAAAGCGGGTGCTGAAGCACCATTTGAAACCATTACTTGACCTGCAGTACCAGCAGCGAGTACAGTTATTGCACCAGTACCGTTTGCTAACAACATTCTATTTGCAGTTAAACTAGAAGCACCTGTACCTCCGTTAGCGACAGGAAGTGTATTAGTTACTTTTGAAGTTAGATCAATACTACCTGCCAACATGGCATTTGTGATCCCACTTGCTTTAACTCTTAATGCATCTGAATTAATTTCTATTGAAGAATCATCTACAGCAACATTTAAAGTATTACCAGTTTTTGTTAATGCAGAACCAGCAGTAATTTGACCTGCACCAGAGAATTGTGATACAGTTAAATCTGTAGTACCTATAGTAGGTGTGCCGTTATGAGTAAATACAAAACCGTTATCAGCATTTGCAGTACCTTGTTCAGCGAATACAAAAGTACCACCAGTTAACTCTGCTGCTGTATCAGTATCAGTTGCTCTTGTTAATACGAATGTTGCAGAAGCACCTCCTGCGTTTGTTACTACATAAACACCGTTTTGGGCAGCATCTGTTTGATTCTTAATTAATACTCTATCATTTGTTGACATTGATACGCCATCAATAGTAAGAGCACCGTTTGCATTTGCAGTTAGTGTAGCACCGACCCCGTTTGTGCCGTTTGCATATGTTGAGGCAGCGAGAGCAGCGGCACTTGCAACTTTAACTGAGTCTTTAACATCTAATCCTGATTTAACAGCATCAACATATGCCTTAGTAGCGGCATCTTGTGCTTGTGTAGGATCAGCAACTTCAGTTAATCTATTTGCATTAAAGTCAATAGTTTGTCCAGAGGCAACTGTAATACCTCCATTAAATGTCGCCGCCTGTGTAAAGGCAGCAGTACCAGTTACAGTAATTGCATCACCAGAGGCATCACCTAGTGTGACCGCACCATTTAATACAGTTGCACCAGTTACAGTATGAGCACCAGTTACATTAACATCTTGACTAAATGTTACATCGCCATCACTTGCAATAGCAATAGCATCTGTATCATTAGTAGAACCAATGTTAGCGCCGTTACCGATAATAATATTACCTGTAAATGTACCGTTAGCACCTGTGATTGTACCATCTGAAGTTATATTTCTTATCGTTGCGATATCTCTGTTTGAATCAAGTACAACTGCTTTAGAAGCAGCGGCAGTACCAGCAGTAATATCTTCTACTTGTTCAAGGTCTGATTCTACCATAGATGCAGAACCGATTGTAAATCCACCAGCAGTTACTACACCACTAGAGGTAATTGTTCCTGTGTTACTTATGTTTCTAAAACCAGCAATATCTTTATCAGAATCTACGATAACTGCTTTAGAAGTTGAAACTGTACCAGCAGTAATACCATCTACTAAATTTAATTCTGTTGCTGTAGAGGTTACTGCTGTACCATTAATACTTAATGCATCTGTTTCTAATGTACCGTCAACATCTACATCACCTGATATATCTAATGTAGCGGCATCTAATTCACCTGTTATAGTAATATTTCTAGCGCCTGTAATATCTTTATCTGAATCAACAACCATTACTTTAGAAGCAGAAACAGTACCTGCAGTTACACCGTCAAGTTGTTCTAATTCTGCCTCTGCTATTACAGCAGAACCTATTGAGAATTGTGTAGTGAAAATAGGACTTGCGAGTGTTTTATTTGTAAGTGTTTGTGAACCTGTTAATGTTGCAACAGTTGAATCTATTGCAGTTGAAATCTTATTATCTGTAACAGTTGTATCAATACCTGTGCCACCTTCAAAAGTAATTGTTTCTTCAGTACTGACACCATCAGTAGAACCACTATCAGCAGCAATATTAAGTGCTGTTGTAATTGCACCGAAAGATAACCCACCAGAACCATCAGTTACTAGTGGTTGACCAGCAGAACCATCAGCGCCAGGTAATGTTAAAACTAAATCAGAGGCAACTGAGTTAGGTGCTTTTAATGAAACTGAGTTAGAACCGTTGTTAGTACCTTCTTGTAATTCTAATGTACCACCAACAGTTGTGCTATTTCCTATTTTAATAGTGTCGATTGCACTATTTGTATCTACAAGCATAGCAGAACTTGCAGTTAATGTTCCTAATGTATGATCTGCTAGATCAGAAAAATATTTACCACCAATTACTAATACATCATTCCCATCGTGATCACCTACAAATAATCTTTGCCCGTTATTACCGGATGTTCCAGTACCGTATGATATCGCTAATTCTCCTGCTGATAAACTCGTAGGGGCACTGGTGCCAGATGCTGTTGATCTTTTTATTTTTAATATCGTTGCCATTTATCTCTCCTAAAAACTTCCACCGTTGATAATTATTGTACCACCGGTTGCTGGTTCAATCGAGGTAGTAGTTGTAAATTTATTTGTTGCCCCATTAAACATAAGAATAGAACCGTCAGTAGTGGTAGTTGCATCAACATCTGTTAATCCTGCAAGAGTACTAGGTGTCGCAGCACCTGATTTTACAGTTACCGTACCTCTAGTCCCACCTGAATCTACTGAAACGCCAAATGATGAAGTAGTTCCAACCTTTGCTGTTACCATTACTTTTCTCCTTAAATACTAGTTACCTGTGGGTGAACTGTTATTTGTCCCTCAATAACTCTGGTTACTGCCCCACCAGAAGTCTGGGTAATCTCTACATCATATACAAATCTGCCTGCCGCTAGAGCAGTTGTTTGAGCATTAGTTAAACTTAAAGTAATCTCTCCTGCGGTAGCATTACTAATGGTTGACGATATCGTTGTTTTTGTAGAACTGGCATATGTTTTTGCCATCTGAGACTTTACTGTAAATCCTGACAGATCAAAGTCTGTGCCATCTATATTATCTAGATTAATCGTGGTTGTAAAGTCAGATCCTTGATCTATTTGTAAATTTGCTATCGTTGCCATAATACTATTTATAACCTTTATCTCGTCCAGGTTTTAATAAATGGTATAGCAAAATCCTTATCTAAATATTTCTCATAGTCAGTAATACCCATAAATTCTAGAACTTCGTAGGGTTCTAAATCTGCGATATCTTCATAATATATCTCTCGTATGTTTGTAGACACCTTCTTGAGATGATCTACAAGTCTATCCATCAGTTTATCAATCAATATTATACCTGTGTGTTCTGCCCACGCCGGCACTTTAAATGATAATCTTTTACTGTATATCTTCTTTGTTCTTTCAACTAATTCAGTTTTATCTCTATCTCTCTCAGTAAAGTATAGATTAGTTTTTTGTGTCAACCA